CCGAATATTACACGGACACTTGGGAGCTTGACTGGGAAGGCAAGAAACGCAACACCGGCCTCGAGCATCCTACCGTAAAACCTACCGAGGTATTCGCAATCCCCATGCGCGTTCATACCTCGGTGGGTGATATCTGCTACGAACCGTTCTCAGGATCGGGTTCGCAGATTATAGCGGGTGAACGCTTGAACAGGCGTGTATTCGCCATGGAGATCGAGCCGGTCTTCTGCGATGTCGCTATTAAGCGCTGGGAACTCTTTACGGGAAAGAAAGCGGTCAAAGAACAAAATGGATGACAAGAATCAGAATTTAGTCGAATTCGCCAAGAAGAAGCGTCATCTCGCGCTTGTCGAGAAACTGGGCAAGGGCAGTCTTACCCCCAGAGAGATGAAGGAGCTTCAGGAGCTGGAAAACGAGCAAAAGGGCATTAAGGAGATTATGCCGCCGGGAGAGGTGGATCTCGCCACAATCTCGGTATATCTCGATAAATCGTCAAGAATGATACGACGTTACATCAAACGCGGGATGCCCGTAGTATGGGACGAGACGAACGAAATAACGAACTGCCGTTTTAAGGTCGCCGACGTATTCAGGTGGTTCTATGCAGGATTAGATTCAGGCGAGGACAACAGATCTCACTGGGATATCGAGTACAAAAAGAACAAGGCCAAGCTCTCCGAGATCGAATTAAAAGAAAAAGAGCGCGAACTCATTCCTCATACCGAACATGTCTCAATTCTAAAAAATCAGATTCGGGGTATCAAGGCGGGATTCTTAAGATTACCGAAGTATATAGCGCCGAAACTTTATCAGCAGGAGCCGAAGGTTATCTGCGAAATGCTCGATAACGAGCTTCGCTACATAATAGGACAATTCGCGGGAAGTTTGTATGCCTCTAAAGGTAAGTAAAAAGATTATTAAAACGGTAAAGCCGTATATCCGGGACGAATGGGCGCTGCCCGACAAGATTACCGTATCGGACTGGGCGGATCTATACAGACGGCTTGATGTCAAAACCTCGGCCGAGCCGGGCCAGTGGAGCACATCCCGCACGCCTTACCTGAAAGGCATCATGGATGCGTTCTCGGATCCGTTTGTTGAAGAGATTACCGTTATGTCGGCCTCTCAGGTAGGGAAGACCGAGGCCATGTATAACATGCTGGGTTACCTGATAGATCAGGATCCGGGGCCGTCGCTTATGGTATTGCCGAGAATAGACGACGCAAGGAGCATTTCGTCGAACAGGGTGCTTCCCATGATACAGACAAGCCCTTGTCTTGCGCGCTACATCCCGCCGAATTCCGATGAAATTACGAAACTCGAGTATCACTTCGACAGGATGATACTTTATTTCGCGGGATCGAACTCGCCCTCGGATCTCGCATCAAGGCCGATTCGCTATCTGTTTCTCGATGAAGTCGACAAATACCCGAAATTTTCGGGAAGGGAGGCAGATCCGATAAAACTGGCGAGCGAGAGGCAAAAGACCTTTTGGAACAAGAAGACAGTTAAAGTGTCGACTCCCACCACTCGAGACGGCTATATTTACCGCGAATACGAGAAATCGGATATGTGTAAATTTTATGTGCCGTGCCCGCACTGTCAGCACATGCAACTTCTCGTATTTAGCCAAATCAAATGGCCCAAGGAGGAATCAGGTCCCGAAGTCATTAAGAACGACAAGCTTGTGTGGTATGAGTGTATCGAATGCAAGGGCAGGATCGAAGACAGACAAAAGTCCGTGATGATGCTTTCCGGCAAATGGACCCCGGAAATTAAAACTCGCACCAAGCACAAGGGTTTTTGGATCAACTCGCTTTATTCGCCTTGGCTTACATGGAGCGACATAGCGGCCGAATTCTTAAAATCAAAGGACTATATCGAACTTCTCATGAACTTCGTCAATTCGTGGCTTGCCGAGGTGTGGGAAGAGAAGATCGAAGAGACGACAGTCGATAAACTGCGCACCTTATCGCGGGACTATACGGAAGGATCCGTGCCGGATGACTGTTTGGTACTGACCGCCGGGGTCGATGTTCAGAAGGATCATTTTTATTACACTATACGAGGCTGGGGTTATTACGAGGAATCATGGCTTATACGCGCGGGCAGGTGCGAATACTGGGATGACATAGTCGATATAATTTTCAAGACCGAATATAAGAGGCTATCCAGCGAAGAGACGCTGTCGGTCTACATGTCCTGTATCGATTCGGGGTTTAAGACGGACGAAGTATACAGATTCTGCCGCAGCTGGGCCGATAAGACGAAGGCCATAAAGGGGCAGGAAGAGATATCGGGTGGCAGATTCTATCGCGCCACGAAGATAGATATAAATTCGAGAACCGGCTCCGTTATCCCCGGAGGCCTCGTCCTCTGGAATCTAAACACGAATCAGTATAAAGATAAACTCAATCGCCTTATTACCTCGCGCGATCCCGTAAAATGGCATATCTTTAAGAATCCTACGGACGAATATTTAAACCAGATGGCTTCGGAACACAAGGTCCTGATTCGCAATAAGACAACAGGCAGGGCGAAGGAACTTTGGCAGAAGAAGAAAGAGGCGAACGCCAATCACTTCCTTGATGCGGAAGTGTACGCGCTTGCGGCAGCCGATATTATCCGGGCCTTAAACATCAGAAAAGACGATTCGAAGAGAGTTTACAAAAAAGAAGCGACAAATAAAGAAACGTGGATCAGGCGAAGAGAAGGAACATGGTTATAGAATGGCTCGGTGGCTTGAGAGGCGAGAGGGGTGGCTCAAAAACGTACCGCGAAGCGAGCGCCCCGCGAATAGCGAAGTCAAGAAAAGTGAAGAGTACGGCGTTAAATATATCCCCCTTAGGTGCCCTAAGTGCGGATCGAAGAAAGTCAGATGTTACGCGACGTATCTTCCGACGAGATATCATGCTTGCAAGTCATGCGGACATAAATTTAAGTCAATAGAAGAGGATTAAGTGAAAAATACTGATTTTTGTTTTGTAGTAACGACCTACTTGTTAATTTCAGGATTTATACTATCCTTAAGTTAAGAATAGTATAGAAACCGGAGAGGCGGCCACCTCTTCGGTATTATCCGGTAAAAAACCCGATTCCTTAGCTAAGGGGGAGTCGGGTTTTTTATTGGACTGGAGGAAATAAATGGCAGCGCCGACAAAACAGGAAATGCTGGAAACGCTGGAGACAGCCATAAATGCATTAAGCTCGGGAGCTAAGTCGTACACCATAAACGGCAGGACAAAAACGAATTACGACATCGATGACCTGAAAAAGATGAGGGATCAGCTGATAAGGGAACTTTCGGGCCGAAAATCCAACACCACTTACGCGAGGTTCGATAATCCGTCATGACCGAAAAGAAAACTTTAACCGAGAAACTTTCAACCGCGCTCGATAAGACGATATCGGTATTATCGCCGAAGAGGGGCTTTAAGAGGCGGATGTATCGCGAGGCGATCAAGATATCGGAATCGTTCACGGCTTACAAGGGCGCGTCAAGATCCCGTCTAAGATCAAACTGGCTCCCGGGCCACGGCTCCGCGGACGAGGATTTACTGCCTGAGTTATCGGATATACGCGAGCGCTCGCGCGATCTTAACCGTAATGACGCCCACGCCTCGGGCATTACCGGCACCATGACCGTGAACGTGGTGGGGTCGGGTATAAGGCCGCAATCGAGGATTGACCAAGAGGTTTTAGGTGTTACCGAGGAGCAGGCAAATGTGTTTCAGAAGACCGCGGAGAAGTGTTTTAAGCGCTGGATTCCTTACGCGGACGCGGGCCAGCGCATGGACTTCTACGAGATCCAGTCTTTGATAGACCGTCAGATTCTCGAAAACGGGGAAGCTCTGATGATTCCTCTGATGATTGATGACGGGGATAGGCCGTATCCTACGGCCTTGCAGGTTATCGAGTCTGACAGGCTTGACACGCCGCCTGAGCGAAGAGGCGATAAATCGATACGTTCGGGCGTCCGCATAGGCGAGAGGGGCGAGCCCTTAAGCTATTTTATCCGAAAGACTCACCCGGGCGATTATCGTTATTCAAAAGGCGAGGACAGGGACTTTGTCGAAATAAAGGCAAGAAACGATTACGGCCGTAAAAACGTATTTCACCTCTATCACGTCTTAAGGGCAGGTCAGACGAGAGGAGTGCCGTTCTTTGCGCCGGTTTTATCATATTTTAAGGACCTTTCGGAATACGCCGAAGCCGAGCTTGTGGCGGCTCGCATTGCTGCCTGTTTTTCGCTGTTTATAACGAGCGAGGGATCAAGCGATATCAGTCTTAATTCAGGTATTGATCGTAATTCTTCGGGCCAGTTAATTGAGGGGCTGGAGCCGGGTATGATTAAGCACCTTTTGCCGGGCGAAGATATAACGAGTTTTAACCCGCAAAGACCCGGAGCCACGTTCGAACCGTTTGTTGAACGGATATTAAAAGCGATATCAGCCGCTTTGGGGCTTCCGTATGAGCTCGTGGCCAAAGACTTCTCTAAGACCAATTACTCGAGCGCTCGGGCGGCACTCTTAGAGGCAAGGCGTTATTTCAAGATGAGGCAGGAGTGGCTTGCCCGAAAA